AACTATTGTTGCTAAAGCTAGACAAGCATTAACTGGTAATGCATTAGAATTAGGTATTGGTAATGCAGAAGCTTCTATACCAAAAAATGTACCAGTTACAGGTAATGCATTTGAATTAGCAAACGGAACAGTAATAGTAAAAGCAGGATCTAAACCACCTATTACAGGTCAAGGATTAGACCTTGCAACAGGTGATGTAACTATTATAGGTAAATGTAATTTATCTGTTACAGGTAATGGTTTTGATTTAGCAATAGGGGATGTTACAGCTAAAGCAAATGCAACAGCTATTGTTACTGGAAAAAGAGTTAATATAACTACTGGTAATGTAACAGTTATAGCTAAAGCAAAAGCTTTACCATCAGGTAATAGTTTTGACATTGGTACATCTGACATATTAATCAGACAGTGGGAAGCAGTTCCAATGAACGCTAACCAAGTTTGGACGGAGATATAATATGTTTTTTGGAGCAACATCATTTTCATCAACAACTTTTGCAGGTGTAGGAATACAGAATGTGGTTGTTTTAGCTAATGGACAAAGAGTCAATATTGCTGTTGGAAACACAACAATAGGTTCAGGAGTTCAACCAACTGGCAATAGATTTAACCTTGCATTAGGTACGGTTTCTGTGGTATCATGGAACCCAATAGATCCAAACGCAGGGCAAACGTGGGTCCCAATAGATCCACTTAACCCATAGGAGAATTATGGCATCAACATACTCGAGTAATTTAAAACTAGAATTAATGACTACCGGTGAAAAGTCAGGTACCTGGGGTACTATAACTAACACCAACTTACAACAATTAGAACAAGCATCATCAGGATATATATCTATTGATGTAGCATCATCAGATCAAGCATTAGCAGTTAGTAATGGTGCAACATCTAATGGTAAAAATTTATATTTAAAATTAACAGGAACATTAGCAGCTAACAGAACTGTTACAGTTCCAGATTCTATAGAAAGAGTTTACGTTGTAGAAGATGCAACAAACAGATCAACTAGTAGATATACATTAACATTTAAAACTGTATCAGGAACAGGTATATCATTACCGGTTGCATCAAAATCAGTATTATACTCTGACGGCACAAATGTAAATTCTAGTATTGTTGAACGAGGATATATAACAACTAATGGTACTTACACTGCAGTTGTTAATGATCAAGTAATAGTAGACACAAGTGCATCACCAGTAACAATAACCCTACCTTCATCTCCTTCCGTTGGCGCAGAAGTACATTTTATAGATGGTGGTG